AACAGGTAAATTATTTCAAGGTGTTGAAGATGCCATTATGGGAATGATCACTGGTGTTAAGTTTAGCTGGAAAGGTTTATTTAAAGCGATTATGGCTGATCTGATTCGCATCCAAGTTAAAAAAGCCATATTAGGCGTTGCCACATCTATTTTTGGATTTGCAGCTGGAGGGCGTCCGCCAGTGGGTAGACCATCGATTGTAGGAGAGCGGGGCGCTGAACTGTTTGTACCAGATAGTGCGGGTACGATTATTCCTAATCATGAGCTTGGCGGATCTTCTCATACAACCGCTGAAATTAACTTTAATGTTCAAGCTATCGATGCGGCTAGCTTTAACACTTATTTAGTCAATAACCGCGACACCATTGAGTCTGTTATTAACAATTCTCTACTGACAAATGGATCAGTGAGAAGAACAATTCAGATGGTCGGCTGATGAATAATATAACCTCTACGATACTAGCCAATCACAACAACATTAAAGTTGAGGAATGGACTAAACAAGGCTCTGCATTAGAGTTTAATAATGGCAATAACCAGCGCATTGTCAGAAACAGTGTTCCAGCGATTGAAATGGATATTAGCTATAACGGCTTAACTAAGAGTGAGTTTGATGCCCTAGTCACCATTTATGAAGCTAATCACGCCTCTACGGTGATTATTGATGCAGATGATATTCATGATCTAAGAGATACATCAATTGGTCTTAATGCCTCAGTTTGGGCGTTTAAAGAGTTTAAATTTAACGTAGTTGCGCCGCAAGTCTACAGCGGCCAGATCAAAATGATCACTTCGGTTTTTTTTAACTACACTGCATATCAAAACGAGTTTTCACAAAGCTCTAGTTACTCTCCAGTGACTTCTAGTGATACTTCTTTTACAACCGTTTTAAATTCAGCGCAGCCAAACAAAATTGTTTTTGAATATACAACAAACATTAATGGTTCTAATATTGGCAATTCAGCGAGGCATTTAGCCGATAAAGGCGGCCTTCGAAAAGTCTGGGAACTCAACTGGCATTTATCAGAAAGTGAGTTTTTAACACTGCTGACTTTTTATCGCAAAAAGGGCGGCATTATGGGGCAGTTTGGAATGCCACCAGAAGGCGCAAATGGATTAGGATCTGGCACTAAAACCAATGCTGGATTTATGGAAGATAGTTTTAAATTTGAGCGCCTGTTAGACAATCGTTACGTCTGCAAGGCTAAGATTGTGGAGTTGTTATGAGTAAGACAGTAACAACCAATGTTAGAAATGATGAGCAGATGGGCATGATCCATCTCTTTGAGTTCGATATGTACACCCTTGCTGGATCTTTTGATGAAACTTTGCGCTTTACAGATCATGACGTGTTTGTCTATGACGGCACTAATGAGTACACGCCATTATCAATTACATTTGATCGTTTAACTGAAGATTTTACAATGGCAAGTGATACTATTAATGTCACCATTGATAACATTAATGAAGAGCTAACAGCCACTGCACTGGCTAAAGAGTGGCGTAACAATAGAGCCAAAATTGAGCGCGTTCTTATTACGCCGCCAAGCGAAACAGTAGACAGTCAATCTTATGATTACGGTATCAGTGAAAACTCCTCAGTTGCTTATCCTAGATTAGAGATTTCTGGACTGACTAAAGATAGCTATGTTTTATTTGAAGGTGTGATTGATACCTTTAGTGCAACCACAAAAACATTTACAGCACAACTAACGACTAAGTTTACTTTTTGGCAATCGCCATACCCGACACGAACATTTAATCAGAACGAATTTACGTCAATTGTTGATGCCATTAGCGAGGTGATTTACTGGGGGCGTCAAAAGACGATTTAAGATGAAAAAAAATTGCTTTACAGAAACCATTAGCTATTTAGATCAAAAATACGATTTGCCGCAAGTTTGGGGCAAGTGGACTTGGAATGATCTGGAAGCCTTTGTAAAGCATCAAAATAAGTTTTTAGCACGCAAAGATCATATTGGTTTTTTTAGTAGCTTTTGTCAAAGAGTTAAAAGCGCACAAGCTGATGATGTCATTTTGTGGGATCGCGGCGTTGGCGTTTGTATTAATCAGTTTTTTTACTGGACATATGATCATATTGAAAAAGCAGTCGTGACTAGACGCATTGAAAATGATGCAATACTAATGAGGCTTAACAATGAGTAATGTCATAAAACCAATTGTTGGTATTGCTGCCATTGTCTTTGCACCAACATTAGCGCCAGTCTTATTATCAAGCGTTGGCATTGCCGCTACAGCGGGAGCAGTAGCTGTTGCAACAGCGGGTGTGGTACTCGTTGGCGCATCACTAGTTGGATCATCAACCAGTGATTCAATGGCCAGTGCGGTTGATACGGCTTCTGTTGAGGGTTATGCGGGTGCAAAACTACAAACTATTAAATCCAATACTGCACCAGTTGCGCAAATTTACGGCAAGCATAAAATGGCTGGCAACATAATATTCCAAGACACCAACTCGTATAAAAATAGCGATGACACCGCTAAGGGTTACAACCGCGATTATTGGGCGGTTATTGTATTAGCTGGGCATGAGCTTGAAGATATTAATTATATGTATGCTGGTGAAGATACGATGACTTTAGTGACAAACACAACTGCTACATGGGAAACTGAATATGTCCACATTAGACACTTAGATGCTGTCAGCAGTACACGAAATATACAAGCCCAAACTTGGCCACTAAGCGGTACTCAGGGTGACACTGCTACTGGGAGCACTATAGGTTTACCGTCAGTTGTTATACCAGCTAATACAGCGATTTTACTGGTTCATCAAGTGTTTGATGCAGAGAATAATAAGAACACAGCACTAGCGGCAATTACGGCTGAAGTTGAAGGCAAGAAAATACGCACCATTACCAATGCAACAACTATATCCAGTTCATTAACTTATTCCACTAATCCAGCAGAAATTTTATTAGATCTTTTAACAACAGGCCTTGATATTGCTGATGCGGATATTGATATTGCAACTTTTTACCAAGCAAAAACAGACTGCACCGCTAATTCTTGGACGTGCAATATAGCATTAATGCAACAGGCTAATATACAAAGCATTATTTCTGATGTACTAGCCACCTGTCGCGGCAAAATTTTCCATAGTGAAAGCAAATGGAAATTTAAGATTGATACGAAATCTCAAAGCCTTGCTGATACATTAACTAATGATGATGTGCTGGGTAATAGTTTATCTATATCAATGGCGGGAAGTAGCACTATAGCCAATAAAATGATCCTTAAATACGTCAACCCTAGCGATGAATGGCTTAGTGCTGAAAGTGTTAAAGAAGATAGTACGCTACAAACTTATGACGGCCAAACAGTACAAAAAATATTAGATATAAAAGGCATTACCAGTGCGACACATGCCGCTCAAATTTCAGAAATAGCACTGAACTCACTGCGATATTCTGAAGATGCTTCTGGCAATCGCGTTAAGCAAACACCGCTGGCTATTAGTTTTGCAACCAGCGTTAAAAATGCACATTTAGAGGTAGGTGATGTTATCGCTTTAAACCATACGTTGTTAGATCGTGTGCGTGAGTTTTTAATACTTGCAACGATGACGGATCAATCGGGCGTGATTCAAATATCAGCACGCGAATATTGCGAAACACATTTTAAAAATTCATCTGGAAGTTATTTAATTTAAGGAAATATATATGGCTTATTACGACTCAATCAATTTAGTAAAAGGGGATGACCTGCCAGCTCTGGAAATCGTGTTACGAGATTCCAATAAGACTTTAAGCGGACAGACTTATGATATAGGTGATCCGACTACATGGGATACGCTAGATCTGACAAACGTGACTGCGGTTCGTATGAAGTATAGAAAGATTGACTCATCTACACTAGTCGATACCATTACATTTTCTCGCATACAACCCTATACAGGCGGTAAGGTTGTTATGGATTGGGGTTCAACGACATTGGATGATGGCGTAGGCGATTATGAAGGTGAAATAGAAATTGAGTACACCAATGGCAAATTTTTAACTGTCGGTGATAAATTTAAATTTATTGTAAGAGAGCAGTTTTAATGATTAGAGCAACTATCACCATCGTTAAAGCATATGCCGATGTGGACTATGTTAGCGTTTCAGCGGCAGACTATATAATCACGCCAGAAAGTGAATATAAGTTCTATTACGAAACCTTGACTTTGAGTGAAGTTGTAGCTGTTGCGTTAAATAAGTCTTTCTCAGATAGTTTTGTATTTACAGATGTGGCAATCGTAGATATGAGCAAAGGATTATCAGATAGCTTTGCTTTTTCAGATAGCGTTGCTAGAACAGTCACTTATAACCGCGAATTTAGTGATGCTTTCACACTCGATGATATTGCTCAAGTTGACAAGCATATAGGCTCAAATAAGGGCAATATAGCAACGATTACAGATATATTGGGTTATGGCCTTACTAAGCCATTAACAGACACCACAACCCTTTCTGAAGTATTAGCCAGTTTGGTTGCTAAAGTGCTGGCAGACTCATTTAGTTTTTCAGACTCGGCAAGCCTAGATAATGCAAAAGCTTTGTCTGATTCTTACTCATTTAGCGATAGTCAAAACTACAATTTAGGTAAAGGCGAAAGTGATTCTTTTAGCTATGCTGACGAACAAGTGTTCACCCATAGCAAAAGTCTTGCAGATGCTTTCACACTAGACGATACAGCACAGGTTGATAAAAACTGTAATAGCGTAAAAGGAAATGTTTTCTCGATGTCAGATGAAATATCAATATCAAGAATTCAAGGTAGAGCACTAGGAAATATGGTGCTTGGAAGTTTAACTCTTAATTAAAACGGAGCAATAAAAATGATAAACGATGATTTAAAACTAACTGGTGCAGTATCTATAGCACTCAATGGTGAGGTGGTTCAAGAAATACCAAACCTTGTCGTAACCGCAGGAAAAAACTGGGTAGCAGATCGTATGGCCGACAGTAATACGGTGATGACTCATATGGCGGTGGGAACGTCAAGCACTGCGGCGGCGGCTGGTCAGACAGCTCTTGTCAGTGAAAGCGCTCGTGGCGCTCTAACATCAACAACAGTAACGAATAATGAAATTGCATATGTTGAAACTTTCGCGGCTGGAACGGCAACGGCGGCACTGACTGAGGCTGGGATATTTGATGCCTCAAGTGGTGGTGATATGTTATGCAGAACAGTATTTAGTGTGGTCAATAAAGGTGCAAATGACAGTATGACTATCACTTGGACTATAACTGTAAGCTAAATTAAGGGGTAACAAATGGCTGTAAAATTTGCGAACAATGCGAGTAGCACACTTTCTGCATCAATTTCGTCTGGCGTAACGAGCTTTTCTGTTGCCTCAGCTAGTGGTTTTCCAACGCTAGGCGGTTCTGATTGGACTTATGTCACCATAGATAGTGAGGTGGTTAAAGTAACAGCAATTAGTGGCACGACATTCACCTGTGTTGCTACTTCAGAAGCTCACAGTTCGGGTGATAACGTAGAGCTGAGAATGACAGCAGAACTCTTGAATGATTTCTCTGAAGATACAGAGTCATTACCTTTATCTGGTGGCACTATGACTGGTAATATTTCTCACGCTAGTGATTTCACACTTGATGTTGGTGGTGATTTAATTTTAGATGCTGATGGTGGCGAGTTTAAGTTTCTTGACGGTGGTGTAGAAACACTTGTTATAGGAAAAACAGGGAATTCAATATATTTATATCCAACATCTGTAGACACTGATTTTGCTATTTTAGGCAACGATGGCGGTGTAGGCATCACAGCACTTACTCTTGATATGTCAGAGGCAGGAAAAGCACTATTTAATGCAGGTGCAGACTTTGCAGGTACTGTTACTGCTGATGGGTTGACTGTTGATGGGGATGCTATATTTACAACAGGAGACACAATTAGACTAAATACGTCTGATGGTTCTGATAACGGTGTATTAGCGGTTTCTGGGGGCGGTGCTAATAGTGATGCAAGAGGGGCTAAGATTAGATTTTATGGAAATGAGCATTCCTCATTAGATGGAGTTTTAGAACTTGCAGCAGGTAATGTTTCAGGTGGTCATATCTATAACTACACAAATGCTAAACTGCGTCAGAAAATAGATAACAACGGTGACATATCCTTCTACGAGGACACAGGCACTACTGCTAAGTTATTCTGGGATGCTTCGGCAGAAAAATTGGGGATTGGAATGACTCCTGCTGAGGTTCTTGATTTAAAAGCTGCATCTGGTGATACTCGAATTA